CGAGAAGTATCTGCAACTATAACGTAATTGTGACCCTCTTGTGGCTGATTGTAAACCTTAATACCATTCTCTGAAACATGAAATGGTTTAATGAATGCAAGGGACTTGAGAGCTGCAGCTGACAGCAGAGTTCCAGCTGAACCCATAAACTCGCATTCCATTTCTTGTAAGAACTTTGCCTCACCAAGAATGCGTCGTTGATCGTCTGCCCATGCTTGGTCGCGACCTGGCACCTGGCGCCAGTTGGCTTCAATATACTTAAATCCATTTTGACCCTCAACAGCTTCCGTCCACATTCTATAATAGTGATTCATACCATTTGGCGTGGAGGAAATGAGAATTTTGGATTGTGTACCAGAAGAAATGGTTGGATAGACAGAGGTGAAGAACTCGTCAGCGATATTACTTGGCACGAATGCGAACTCATCAAGATATAGCAACGAAATAGAGTAACCACGGATCGCGCTAGAAGCCGTTGAAGTAGCCATCACGCGACAGTTGTTCTCGAGTTCAATGTCACCCTTGTTCCATACACGCACACCTTGTTGAAGCCATAGTGGTAATGCTTCGTAGGCAATTTTAATACGATTTAAAATTTCGCGTGCTGTTGGTGCTTTGTTGGCTAGAATAGCAACGAACTTATCTTCATTGAATAAAATATACCACAAAATATATCCAACGACCATCGTGGTCTTACCGACCTGACGACCTGCCTTTACTATGACGCGACGATTGTCGTTAATATCTGTGACAGCTTCTTTTTGGAATGGGTATAATTTAATCTGCACGAAACCTTTGTCAAGAGTAATAATCTTGACATAATTCTCAATAAAGTAAATTGGGTCTTTAGAACATCTGATGAACTCAGTAATTTGTTCTTCAGTCATCGATTGAGCAATCCCAACTCTCTTGAGTTTAGGATTACCCAAATAATGTTTCATTCTAGTCGTTAGATTCATTCTTTAATTTCTTCAATAGATCAGCTGTAGACCCAACGAATACTGCCTTGTCGACATTAATATTTGTTGAAGCAGCATCTTTAGGCTGTAATTCTCTTTGCTGTTTTTGTAGAATCATTAATTTCTCTGTTACATCAGAGAGATTCTTAATCATGTTTGCTGCTACTTCATACGCTCTTGGGTGCTGCGATTCTTTGGCAACTTCTAAAATACCATCGAGTGCTTCGTTGCCTTTCTCAATAAGATTATAGTAATTTGCGCGAGAATAATTCGCGTCTGGGTTTTCAGTATTATCTTGATGAACTGTTATGGGTTTATCTTCTTTCACTACAGGCACATAATCAGTATTCAAAATTTCTGCTAAATTCTTATCTACATTGCTCATAATTAAGTTATATTAGGATAGTATGTAATGCTCTCGTCAAATCCAAATGCGTTGTTTGCATTTGCAGTACTAGGTCTTGGGGTTACTTGCAACTTCATAAGTTTATTATCAGCATCTGCAAAAGAAGAAATTACATATGAAGCATTTGTCACTGCTCCAATAAGTCTAGAATTTGTTTTAAATGTACCTGTAATATCAGTTACAAATAATTGGTTTGATGTGTTGTTCCAACTACCAACAAATCCACTCGCGTTGGCAGTTGATAACTTGCTTCCAACGAAAACCAATTCACCAATTTTATACTGACCAGATCCACTGCTCAGTGTTATTAATTGTTCTTTTTTCTGTAATGCGGTGCTATCAAAAGTATTTGCGGTGACTTTGCGAATAATCTTAATGTCGTCATTAATATACCCATACAAAAATGCTTGTACGGTAAATGTTAGATTCCAAACAATAACTCGTGTTGATTCGTTATCAGAATCAACTCTGTTTTCATACGAAATAGATTCTAATACTATTGGCACATTAACAATGTCATTTTGAATGCCAGTTAAATTTAGTGCTAGTGTATAATCGGGTGTAAAGTAAGGAAGTATTTGTTCAATTAACTGCGAACCATCCTCTATATTGCGAACATATATGTTTAAATCAAAGGCAAAATTATATGGCGCTGCGCGCACTGTGGTAATTTTATTACCATCTTGTCCTGGTGAAAACAGTTCGTTGTAATTAGATATTTTTCTCAAAGGATCATATGTTATAGAAACCATCTCAAAAGCCATTCTAGGCAAATCAATTAATGTTTGTTTTGCTAGATTTGGATCTTGAGTTATGCGTGTGTAATATTTTTCTTTATTGGCATATGTTAGTGGGACAGTAACTCGTTCAATTTCAGTGTCACCATCTTTTGTGTATCGATATAATTTGAGATTATTGAACATAGTCCCAAATGCTACAACCAATTTTCTAGTTGTTCTATGATAGAAATGTCTAGAAGATAACATTATGGCTCACCGAATGGATTATTTTCAGTAAAGTCTATAAAGTCAGACGCTTCACCTTGAATTCTGACATTATCATCATATAAATCATTTGCATTTTCTTGGTCGTTTAATGCAGATATTGTCCATTGCGCGCCACTTGTAGAGCCAACAATTGCTCCAGCAGCGAATTCGCCTTTGATATTTCTAACTTTGACTATTCTAGTGGAAATATCCCAACCAGCAACATAACCCCTGGCAGTTGCAGCAGATAAAGATGTTCCTTGATATACAACTTCATCTTCTCTGAACGAACCAGTTCCGCCAGAAGCCAATGTAAAATTAATAGCAAATGCTACTTGATCAGTAATGTCATCTATTTCTTGTATACCAGTTTGAATTAGTTCGCCGTTGTACTTGAAGACTTCTAAATTCAATCCATACATGTATGGTGCAACCTTACCTGCTTGGAAGAAGTTTTTTTCTTCTTCAACAAAACGAACTTCCATTAGTTTTTGTTGCACTGGAAGCCAAATTAAATCGCCTTCTTTTGGTAGATTGCGAACAGATGTTGGGATATATCTTTCGAATGTGCGACGAGCAACAGCAACTTTGGCTGCTTTTTGAATCTCTAATCCAAACTTGCCAAAAAATTCTTGGTTTCCTTCGAAATCATTGGAAGATTCTAGATACATCTCTATAGAATATGCTTTTGTAAATTTCTTCACAGGATCATCACCGTATAACTCATCATTAGTAGAGTGAGAATCTCTAGGAATATAATAGATATCTATTCCATGATTTTTAATTGATTCAATAATTAAATCTTCAACCAAATATTGTTCGCGTGTTGCGTTTTGATTGTTGAAGTATACACTAGTACCCATTAGTTACCCCACAAACATTTGCGGTGGCAATTCATATTCATCTCTAAGTTGCTGTTCTAACAGTGCAAGTTCTGCAACAGCATCATTGTATATTTTTTCACCATTTACAACTAATCCACCAGGAAGCGTGTAGTTAGTGTATTTGGTTATGTTTGCACCCCATTGTTGTTTAAATGATGCAGTTGTATATGATTTTACCCATGAATCATTGAATATTTTTGTATAAGTTGTTGGTTCTACTATGCGTGTTGCTTGAAACACGATATAGTCTCCAACTGCCAATCTTCCAGTCCAATCCATATACAAATTTACTCTACCAACTTTTTTATTGAAAGAGAAAGGAATTTCTCCAGTAACAATCATATCTAGCATAGCCAAATGTTCTCTTGCTATGACATAATATGTGTATGAACTAGACAATAGATTATAAAAATCGTTTAAACGAATTTGATAGTTTATATCAAATATATTAAATCCTTGCGAACTATCTGAACTGATTGATCCAGAACTAACTGGAAGAAGTCTAGTTATTCCTATTATATTGTCTGACACTGTGATATATGTGTTTGATATGTCACCATTAGTAACTTGATGAGCAAGATATATTTCTTCAGTTCCATCATAATGGAACTCACGGAATTTTTGCAATGTGTCATCAATTCTATCATCTAATTGGTCATCATCAACGTTGATGTCGATCACAGGAAATCCAAGTTTTCTCAAACAATAGTCTTTTAATTCTGTACGAGATGTTGGTGATGCCATTTAATTTATCCGTTTTATTTATTTTTATATTAATCAGTGCTTTCTGCAGTTACAGTAAACCTTAATGTTTTTGACACTAAAACGTCGTTACTAGAATTGCGAATTTCTAAAGTAGAGGTTAATGATTTCTCTGCTATAGCAAAAGCATCTAAACGCCAATTTCTAGTTGAACTTAATATTAATGGAGTATCAGTTCCTGCATTTTCTGAAAATGAATCTCCAGTAGGCGCATACATATATGCATAATAATTTCCAGATGAACCGCCACCAGTTTTCCAAGTAAAACTTGTAAAATTATCAATTACTACAGTATTCGTTGCGTAGTAATATATTGCGCTGCCGTCACTGTACAAATTAATACCAACTCTTGCTGATGCCGCAGTGCCTGGAGCATTTGAAGTTTTAGTTAATATTATGTCTTGTATTCCAGCATTAAAATTATTCAATGTAGCATGCAAACACTCGGCGCCCAAAAAATTTAAAATATTCATCGTACCTGAAGTTGGAACATTAGGCACAATATCATTGCTTTGTACTATGCCTGCTCCTTTCAAATATGCTCGAAAATTACTAGCAGATCCTTGTGGCGTAAATTCAGCTTGAATCTCTGAAAATTTTAACGGATCTGCGCCACTGGCGCTGCTCTGCAAAGTCATTCTTATTTTCCTTGAATACTGTCAATTTTATCGCTGAGTTCTTTAATCGATTCAATTAAAATTGGAATTAATTTGTCATAATTTACTCTCATGTATCCATCTTCGTGCGTATAGACCATAGAAGGATATAGTTGTTTTACTTGATGCGCTAGAACACCAATTTGCAATTCTTTGCTATCGCTCACACCAATATTTTTTGCTGTATCATTCCAAACGAATTCTACACCACTAATGCTCTTTATTTTTTCAGTAGCATTTTGAATATTGTTTACAACTGTCTTCAAATTTGCATCAGAAGTTGCTGCGAAGTCTGTAGCAGTCACCGTTCCAGTTGATGGAACAAATGATAGTTTAGTTGAACTTACAGTAGCACCAGAGAGAGTTCCACTAGTTGCTGTTGTTAGTAGTGGATAATATGTGGTGCCAGAACTTGTATCATTTGTAATTGATCCACCAGTTCCATTGGTTCCATTGGTTCCACTTGTTCCTTGTGCGCCAGTAGCACCTTGTGATCCATTGCTTCCATTGCTTCCACTTGTTCCCTGTCTTCCTTGAATTCCTGTAGTTCCTTGTGATCCATTGGTTCCATTGGTTCCATTGCTTCCACTTGTTCCTTGTGCGCCAGTAGCACCTTGTGATCCATTGCTTCCATTGCCTCCACTTGTTCCTTGTGCGCCAGTAGCACCTTGTGATCCATTGCTTCCATTGCTTCCACTTGTTCCTTGTGCGCCAGTAGCACCTTGTGATCCATTGCTTCCATTGCTTCCACTTGTTCCCTGGACGCCTTGAGCACCTTGTGATCCATTGCTTCCATTGCCTCCACTTGTTCCCTGGACGCCTTGAGCACCTTGCGATCCATTGCTTCCATTGCTTCCATTGCTTCCTTGTATACCTTGAGCACCTTGCGATCCATTGCTTCCATTGCTTCCATTGCTTCCTTGTATACCTTGAGCACCTTGTGATCCTGTTACACCTTGTGGTCCGAGCAATTGTGGATTTGAGTTGTTTGCACTAAACGCAATATTTGCATTGCCAGATGTTCCATTTGTCACAGTAACATTCATAGAAGCAGTATTAATAAAATTTAATCTTACTGCAGTAATCGTTGAACCACTATTTGCAGAAACAGTTGTTGTATTTGATCCAGAAACAGCAGTATCGAATGCAGTTTTTACTGCGAGTGAAGTTGCAGCATTTGTTTCTGATGTGCTAAGAACTGATGATGATAAATTGGCTGCAACCAATAAATCACTCCATAGAGAGTTATTGACATCATTTGCTGTTGCTTGCCATCTCCCAGAAGTCTCATACCAACGAAGAGTCGCGTTACCAGTTGCAGCAGCACCTCTATCAACGCTGTAATGACCGTCTCCTGATGCAGCACCATCTCTTAGTGTAATTCTATCAAATGAAGACACAAGAGGAGCAACAGTCACCAAAGTCCCATTAATTGTAACGTCACCGAAATTGGCATCACCGTTACGAATCCAACGAGTTTGAGAAGTGCTTAGATTAATATTTGATGCAGTTAATTCGCCAGCGACATTAGCTGTACCACTAATATAAGCGTTTTGCGTCACATTAACATTTGATGATATATTTGTGTTGCCAGTAATAGTCGCAACACCAGTAACAGCAAGAGTTCCTAATGTGGCAACACCACCAACTGCTAGTGTCCCAGTAATTGTAGTATTTTGACCAACTGTAACATTTCTAGAGACAGAAAGGTTGGAAGAAAGTATTGTATTTCCAACTGCAGTCAGTATGCCACCAACAGTTCCTGCACCAGTTACGCTCAAATCGTTTCTAGTAACAGTTGTTCCAGATGTAGATCCAAGACGAACGGTTGCTGCAGCACCACCAAGATTTACTGTTGTTGATGTGTTAGCAATATTTGCTGTTGCGGTAGAGGTTATGTCTCCACCTTGAACATCTAAATCGCCAGTAACAGTGGAAGTGCCAGAAGCAGAACCTATTCTTAAAGTTGTTGCTGCACCAGCAAAATTTACTGTTGTTGATGTGTTTACGACGTTAGCAGTCGTAGTAGAAGTAATATCGCCGCCAAGAACACTCAAATCGCCAGCAGTTGTTACTGTTCCTGCAGCTGCTCCCATGTTAAGCGTAGTTGCTGCTCCACCAAAATTAAGTGTTGTTGTAGTAGTGTTTAATAGATTCGCAGTTGCAGTTGATGTTATGTCACCACCAGAAACCGTAAGATCTCCACCAACTGTTGTATCACCACTAGATGCTACAACGTTAAATTTATTTGTGTTGACGCTGAAATCGCCAGTAACTTCGCCAGTTCCGGAAACAGTTGCGTTTTGACTTACAGTTAAATTCTTAGAAATCGAAGTATTTGATTGTAGTGTTGTGTTTCCAGCTACTGTTGTATCACCACTAGATGCTACGACGTTAAATTTATTAGTGTTAACACTAAAATTACCAGTAACTTCACCTGTTCCACTGATAGTTGCATTTTGCGATACAGTCAAATTCTTAGAAATTGCTGCGTTGGACTGAAGAGTTGTGTTACCAGAAACTGTAAGTTGTTTAGTTACAGATGCATCTTGAGAAACTGCTAAATTGCCTGAAATAGTTGCATTACTTGCAACAGAAAGATTACCTGATGCAACATGTAGATCGCCATTAGCATTGTATGCATAAATCTTAGAATTGACGTTTAATGTTCCGCCGACATTAACTGTTTGCGAAAAGACGCTATTTTTAGAAACAGATAAGTTAGCCTGAAGAATACTATTTCCGCCAACAGTCAATTGATCACCAACTTGAGCGTCAGCGCCAACAACAAGATCACTAGTAGTTGTTGTTCCTGTTATAAGAGCATCAGCACCATCATCAATTGATAAAACAACGCCGCCAGTCCCTCTATTAATTGTAATGGCACCGTTGTAAACAATAAAGT